ATTGTTTTCCTTGGTAGTTTTCCGGGAGAAATGTTGCCATTTCTCTCCGGTTAGTTTTCGTTAGGAGATTTTAACTTGTTTACCTAGCGAGAGTAGTTTTGGTTGTTCATAGAGAGAAAATAAACCGGTGTTGTCATCAAATGAGCCGAGCTCATAGAGGTCGAAGTCATCAGGATGATTGTAAAGCTGATTGTCAGCATTGTTACGGTTAATTTCGTCAGAGAATGAACGGATAGCTACGCCTGTAGATGGGACGAACATTGGACGGCCATAAGCGTCTGCAGCTCGGTCTTTTACTGTACAGATATTTAGAATCATGAGGATTTCCTATGTGAGTTTTCGTTTAAGTTTTTGAAGTTTAGCTTTAGTTACTGTTTCTTTTACGAGCAGTCTTTCATAGCTATGTTCTTCAGGTCGTAGTTTAGCTTGTTTTTCTCTGTTGTAAAGTATTAGATCATATTCATAAGGGTTTTCCTTAGAATAAAGTTGATCATAGTATTTTGGTGGTTTTATTTTTTTTCCACGAATTTCTACGAAATCGTGGGGATATACGTCAGCTTTGTAACGTTTATACCATTCGGCGCCTATCCCTCCGGGGTCGCCTTTTATGTTTGATATTGGTCGTAGACTCATTCTGTTGTATTCGGGTTTTAATTTAATTAGTTCTCCTGTTTGTAAATCGCAGAATGTGTAATGATTTGGGTCTACTTTTCCAGTTTGTTTTTGCATAATATATCGAGCAACGTAAGCAGCTGACTCGAATGTAACGTCTCCAATGGAGGAATAACCATATGTCCAGAGCTTTGCAAGCTCTTCGGATGTATAAATGAGAGAACCAGCGGAAGTCCTTTCGTGTAGTTTCTTATCATGAAAATCGTATCCGAAGACACAGGCATGGAAGTGAGGTCGGCCGAAACTTGTGCCGTACTCTCCAGCCATGTAGTAACGTACTTTGAGAGGTGCGATACTTTTTCGGAATCGTTTAAAGAATTTTTGGAAATGCTCATGAATGAGCTGTCCATTTTCAGGAAGGTTTTCGTCATTATAGGTGAGGGTTATAAAACAATTGTTTTCGTGAAGTTGCGCTTCATGAATGCAGCGCATTGCCCACTGGCGTGAGCGTTCTAGCCTGCAGCCAACACATTGGCCGCAGGGTAGGGAAATCTGACGATCATGCTCGTCAGTTTCCTTAAATGAGACACGGCGAAATGATTTGCCGGTCGCATTGTTTGTTTGATGTCCACTTAGGTAAGCGGTCAGTGGGTGATAACAGGCCATGTGAGGTGGTCCTTATATTAATTAAAGTCGAATACCGCCCCTCATAGGGTTGGTTTTAAGGTTTGCATACGCTGTTTTTCCAGCGTTTTTACGGAAAGTCCTAGCGGACTTTGATTTGTTGACTTTTTTTCTCATCATTCTCATTTTTTATGTCCTTGGTTATCGTGTTTTTTAGGTGATTGGTGTCACCTAGCACAGTTACATCAAGTAAGGTAACTGTGCTGCCCTCATTCTGAGGGCTCGGTGACTTGTTTTTCGGCTGCTTTCGCAGGCTCGGTATTAGCCAGGCTAATATTTACGAGTCCAAGCTTTTCAGCTTCGGCTCGATTATCTGGATTGTCCAAGAATTGGACTAAGTTTGCAGGATCATTAGCAAACTTATTGCGAAGTTGGGCTGGCAAGGCAGCAAATTCGCTTTCTGCCGCGATTAACGCGTTCATTGCGGTATGGTAGTCATGGACTCCTGAAAAGTCGCCATAAGTACCGCTAATTGCGTTTACGGGGACTTGTCCTGTTTTCCCGAAACGCTCGAGGATGATATTAATATCACACTCGTCTTTATGGTGCTGCTGCGCCCGGGTGGGTTCCTCACAAACCAGCCCGGACGCATTTGACGCAGCGTTGTGGTCATAGTTGTATTGTGTTCTTAAAAATACGGTTGCATTTTTCATTTCATTTTTCCAAATGGTTTGGTTGCGTTAGGGTATTTATGCCATTTATCCCAAGCATTCTGGGCACCGCCCTTAATGTCTTGATAAATTGGTTTAGCGCTTGATGGAGCGCTTCCAGACTTGGCAAGTCTGGTTAATTCGTTTGTATAACGCGTTTGCGCAGCTTGTTGAGCGCTATTAGTTACGGCCTGATCGGCTCTATTTTGTATGTCTCGCAACAGGGTATCCTGCATATTGCCGAATTTTCCGGTTGCTTTATTTTTATTAATTTTATCGATGGTATCTGCATCGATATTAGCAGTCTGAGACCTGCTTTGTTGTGCGGATGCGCCAGTAGCGTCCGCTTGTTCTTGTGTAAGCACGTTTTGTGTTTGCAGCTGCTTAAAATTGGCTACAGCCATTGCAGCTTCACGTGCTGAGTTTCCGGCTTCGCCGAGTGGGTTTCCCATTTGTGCGGTTGCACCTTGTGGGGTGCCCGCTCCGCCTTGTGTATAGGCAAGCATGGGATTAAGGCCTGCAGCCTTAAGATCCGCTACTGCAGTTTGATATTGTGTGGCTCGCATGCGTTCTTGAAACGCCATTTGTTGCGCTGCCATAGCGGCATTCGCTTCGTTTTGTTTTTTTCCACCGAATAAGGACGACGCTGCACCTATTCCGGCTCCTATTACTGAACCCCAAGGTCCAAAGGCGCTCCCGGCAGCTGCGCCGGAAGCGGTCGAAGTTAGAGCTTCTTCCATTAGAAGTGGTCAATTAAGCCAGGTACGCTGTACATTGGCATTGGTCGAGCCATTTTGACATCAAAGAATGAGTCAAATAGGAATTGTTGTCCATTAGCTTCGTTGCCTACTGCAAGAACACGATCTAATGGTGGTGTGTCTTGAATGAATGTTGCATTCAAGGTAGGTAATGTATTAAATTTCTGGGCTAAATGCCATCCGTCAAGCGTTCCGCTTGCGGTGGATTTGAATAATCCTGAAATTTGTGAAGGTTTATAACGATACTCTGCCCAGCGTTCTTGATAGCCAAAGACATCATTGTCTGCGGATGTACCTTGAACATAGATTTCTTTGTTTAGGACGGCCTGCTCTCCTAAATGCGCAAAGGCAGGGAAATAGAAGTCATATCGTGTTGAACGGCTCCACATACGTGGTAAGCCTTGTTGATAAGTTAAATCTGCTCGTACGGATACTAATCCGATAATTACACCATGCTCAGTAAACGATTGAGTAAATCCATGATTATGAGCCAAGGCAGTACCCATAGCAGCAAGTGTGCCCATAGGGGTAGACGATCCAGTAACAGTCGAACTGCTTGTTTGAGCGATCGGATTGATATTGATATCGGTCGATCCTCCGCCGAGATACTCCGGACGTTGAAGACGAGCATCAGGGCTGATAACGCCAAAGTGAGCACGAATAATTTCAGTATATCGAGTACCGCCCCTGGCGTCTCGTTCCAGCAGTTTTTGAATCTGAAATGCTTGGCGAAGTTGATTAATTGTTGCAGCTGTGGCTTCTGAGAGGTCTGCATATAAATTGTTATTTGTTGGGTTTAGTCCAGTTGCTACGGCGGTGCCTACTGGACTTTTGGACGCCATTACCATGTCGCCAGTTGAATAAACGCTATTAGTTCCTGCTGGCCATGAGCCAGTTACTGGATTCCATCCAGTTGTTGCTACAGAAGCGTTTGCAGGAACACCGAGACCAATTACTGGTGCGGATGTTCCTAATGGTAGTGATACGCTTTCACCTTTTTGTGGCCAAGGTAAAGCGGATGTAAAGTAGTCGTGGCGTTTGCCGCGACGTTGTAATGTGTAGTCTGCAGGTGAATCAGGACCGTCGTCGAGATCGACTGGACGGCTATCCTGCAGGTTTTGATCTCGGAACCATTCGTTCCAAATCAAGTTGTATGCTCGTGGCCAGAACGAGCAATGTGTTACGGTTGCGGCTCCGCCGATTTGTCCAACCGTTGGTAAGCCCATGTAGTCTTGAAGACTATTTACGGCGTAACCGCCAGCAGGGCTAGTAGTTGTAGGAACAATATAAGATATAGAATCACCCGGATCATTTTGTTCTCCCATAAATTTCTGCCAGTTATTCCATAACAGGCGATTTGGTACGAAGAAGAAGAAACTATCCAGTTTCATGTTATCCATGATCGGGTAGATTGGTGTTGCCATTCGTGCGAAGGCAGTCATTTTAAAGTTGAACGTGTCCCCAGGGAGCACTTCGTTCACATATACGGGTACAAGATAGCCCGAATCGAGTGTAGTTTTATGTGCACTTTGTACGTCAAATTTTGATCGTGGTATGTCTGCACGTGGCACCATTGCGAATTGGTGGGTATTTACTGAGCGATTGCGGTGCATTGTTTTCCTTGGTAGTGTCCTTAGGAAGAACCGCAGCCTGGCGGCTGTGTCTTCCTCAAGGTGGGTTTAGTTAGGAGATTTTTACTTGTTTACCTAACGATAATAGTTTTGGTTGTTCATGTAAAGAAAATAAACCGGTGTTATCGTCGAACTCTCCCAATTCATATAGATCGAAGTCGTCGGGGTGATTGTAAAGCTGATTTTCAGCATTATTACGGTTAATTTCATCAGAAAAAGAACGGATGGCTACTCCAGCAGATGGTACGAACATCGGACGGCCATATGCGTCAGCGGCTCGATCTTTAACGGTACATATAATTTGTTTCATGAGGAATTTCCTTATGTGAGTTTTCGTTTAAGTAATTGAAGTTTAGCTTTTGTAACCGTTTCTTTGACGAGCAGGCGTTCATAGCTATGTTCTTCAGGTCGTAGTTTAGCTTGTTTTTCTCTTGTGTAAAGTATTTGATCGTATTCATAAGGGTTTTCCTTAGAATAAAGTTGATCATAATACTTTGGTGGTTTTAGTTTTTTTCCACGAATTTCTACGAAATCGTGTGGGTAGACGTCATTTTTGTATTTTTTATACCAATCTGCGCCTATTCCGGGTTTTAAGCTCATTTGATTGTATTCAGGTTGTAATTTTATAAGCTCACCCGTTTGCAAGTCACAGAAGGTATAGTGATTTGGGTCTACTTTTCCAGTTTGTTTTTGCATAATGTATCGAGCAACGTAAGCAGCTGACTCGAATGTAACGTCTCCAATGGAGGAATAACCATATGTCCAGAGCTTTTCAAGGTCTTTGGATGTATAAAGGACAGAACCAGAGGCAGTCCTTTGGTGTAGTTTCTTATCATGAAAATCGTATCCGAAGATACAGGCGTGGAAGTGAGGTCGGCCGAAGCTTGTGCCGTACTCTCCAGCCATGTAGTAACGTAATTTTGCAGGTGCAATGAATTTACGTAATCGTTTGATAAATTTTTGGAAGTCGCTCTTGATAAGCGATCCATTTTGTGGAAGATTTTAGTCATTATAAGTGAGGGTTATAAAACAGTTGTTTTCGTGTAGTTGCGCTTCATGAATACAGCGCATTGCCCACTGGCGTGAGCGTTCTAGCCTGCAGCCAATGCATTGGCCGCAGGGTAGGGAAATCTGACGATCATGTTCGTCAGTTTCCTTAAATGAGACACGGCGAAATGATTTGCCGGTCGCATTATTTGTTTGGTGTCCACTTAGGTAAGCGGTGAGTGGATGATAACAGGCCATGTGAGGTGGCTCCTTATACGTTAAAGTCTAATCCCACCCCTCATAGGGTTGGTTTTAAGATTTGCATACGCTGTTTTACCAGCGTTTTTACGGAAAGTCCTTGCGGACTTTGATTTATTGACTTTTTTTCTCATCATTTTCATTTTTTATGTCCTTGGTTATCGTGTTTTTTAGGTGATTGGTGTCACCTAGCACAGTTACATCAAGTAAGATAACTGTGCTGCCCTCATTCTGAGGGCTCGGTGACTTGTTTTTCGGCTGCTAAAGCAGGCTCTTTATTAGCCGTAGAGCTAATATTTACGAGTCCAAGCTTTTCAGCTTCGGCTCGATTGTCTGGATTGTCCAAGAATTGAACTAGGTTTGCGGGATCATTCGCAAACTTGTTACGAATTTGAGCCGGCAATGCGGCAAATTCGTTCTCTGATGCGATAATCGCATTTAATGCGGTATGGTAATCATGGACGCCTGAAAAGTCGCCATAGGTACCGCTAATAGTGTTTACGGGCAACTGCCCGGTTTTTCCAAAGCGTTCGAGGATGACATTAATGTCACACTCGTCTTTGTGGTGCTGCTGCGCCCGGGTGGGTTCCTCACAAACCAGCCCGGACGCATTTGACGCAGCGTTGTGGTCGTAGTTGTATTGTGTTCTTAAAAATACGGTTGCATTTTTCATTTCATTTTTCCAAATGGTAAATAACGTTGATATTTATCATATTGGGAATGCAACATTCCCTTTATGTCCTGATAAATTGGTTTAGTACTGGAAGGTGCACTTCCAGTTTTTGCTAACGAAGTTAATTCGTTTGTATATCGAGTTTGCGCCCTGGCTTGTAAATCTTGGGCGCCTTGTAATGCACTCGATGTTTGTAATTGTTGTATTTGGGCATCTCTTAATTGCCCAAATTTGCCGTAACCCGGCATTTGAGCTAGTTCTCTAGCTGTTTGAGCTTGAGTATAGGCTGACGTATCTCGTTTTAAATTAGCGTCAGCAGCCGTCTGTTCGGCTTGCTCTTGTGTAAGTATATTTTGTGTACGCAGCTGATTAAAATTGGCTACTGCCATAGCTGCTTCTCTTGCAGAATTTCCGGCTTCGCCGAGAGGATTCCCCATTTGTGCGGTTGCACCCTGTGGTGTGCCCGCTCCGCCTTGTGTATAGGCAAGCATGGGGTTAAGACCTGCAGCCTTAAGATCCGCTACTGTCGTCTGATACTGCGTTTGTCGCATACGCTCTTGAAAATCCATTTGGCTTTGAGCCATGGCTTGATTCGCAGAGTTTTGTTGTTGTCCGCCTATCAATGATGATGCAGCACCAATGCCAGCTCCAAGAATGGAACTGACAGGGCTGATTGCGGACGTTACACCTTTAATGGCGTTAGCTATTGATTTGAACATTAGAAATGATCAATTAAGCCTGGTACAGAATACATTGGCATTGGTCGGGCCATTTTGACATCAAAAAATGAGTCAAATAAAAATTGTTGGCCATTAGCTTCTGCGCCTACTGCAAGCGCACGATCTAATGGTGGTGTATCTTGAATAAACGAATTATTCAAGGTAGGTAGAGTGTTAAATTTCTGAGCTAAATGCCATCCGTCAAGTGTTCCGGCAGCAGTAGATTTGAACAGTCCTGAAATTTGAGATGGTTTATAACGATACTCAGCCCAACGTTCTTGATAGCCAAAGACATCATTATCTGCGGCAGTGCCTTGAACATAAATTTCTTTGTTTAGGACAGCCTGCTCTCCTAAATGCGCAAAGGCTGGGAAGTAAAAGTCATATCGTGTTGAACGGCTCCACATACGTGGTAAGCCTTGTTGATAAGTAAGGTCTGCACGGACGGACACTAATCCGATAATTACACCGTGCTCAGTAAACGATTGAGTAAATCCATGATTATGAGCCAGGGCAGTACCCATAGCAGCAAGTGTACCCATAGGGGTAGACGATCCAGTAACAGTGGAGCTGCTTGTTTGAGCGATCGGATTGATATTGATATCGGTCGATCCTCCGCCGAGATACTCCGGACGTTGAAGACGAGCATCAGGACTGACAACGCCAAAATGAGCGCGAATAATTTCAGTGTATCGAGTACCGCCCCGAGCGTCTCGTTCCAAAAGTTTTTGAATCTGAAATGCTTGGCGAAGTTGATTAATTGTTGCAGCAGTTGCATCTGAGAGGTCTGCATATAATTGTCCTTGTGTAGCATTTGGAAATTCGTCATTTGCACCATATGTAAGTGCTACATCTGCTGCTTGTGTAACTTGATAAGCTCCTGCTCTTTGATTATTAATACCTGCGTTACTTGAACTCCACATTACAGGTGCATCGGAACCTAAAGGTAATGCAACGCTTTCACCTTTTTGTGGCCAAGGTAAAGCTGATGTAAAGTAATCGTGGCGTTTGCCACGGCGTTGTAATGTGTAATCTGCAGGTGAATCAGGACCGTCATCTAAATCTACTGGACGGCTATCCTGCAAATTTTGATCTCGGAACCATTCGTTCCAAATCAAGTTGTATGCTCGTGGCCAGAACGAGCAATGTGTTACGGTTGCGGCTCCGCCGATTTGTCCAACCGTTGGTAAGCCCATATAGTCTTGTAAACTGTTTACTGCGTAACCGCCTGCTGGGCTTGTTGTTGTTGGGACGATATATGAAATACTATCGCCCGGGTCATTTTGTTCTCCCATAAATTTTTGCCAGTTATTCCATAACAGGCGATTGGGAACAAAGAAGAAGAAGCTATCTAGCTTCATGTTATCCATAATTGGATAGATTGGTGTAGCCATTCGTGCGAAGGCTGTCATTTTAAAGTTAAACGTGTCCCCTGGGAGCACTTCGTTCACGTATACGGGTACAAGGAATCCCGAATCGAGTGTAGTTTTATGTGCGCTTTGCACGTCAAATTTTGATCGTGGTATATCTGCGCGAGGCACCATTGCGAATTGGTGTGTATTTACTGAGCGATTGCGGTGCATTATTTTCCTTGGTAGTGTCCTCTGGAAGAGGGTGGGGCTTTCGCCCCGCCCTTCCACGAGGTGTTTTTGTTAATTAAGTTTAACCTGTTTACCTAACGATAATAGTTTTGGTTGTTCATGTAAAGTGAATAAACCGGTGTTATCGTCGAATTCTCCCAATTCATATAAGTCGAAGTCGTCGGGGTGATTGTAAAGCTGATTTTCAGCATTATTACGGTTAATTTCATCAGAGAAAGAACGTATTGCTACTCCAGTTGATGGTACGAACATCGGACGTCCGTAGGCGTCTGCGGCTCGATCTTTAACGGTACATATAATTAATTTCATGAGGTTTTTCCTTATGTGAGTTTTCGTTTAAGTTGTTGAAGTTTAGCTTTTTGTACTGTTTCTTTGACGAGCAGTCGTTCATAGCTATGTTCTTCAGGTCGTAGTTTAGCTTGTTTTTCTCTTGTGTAAAGTATTTGATCATATTCATAAGGGTTTTCCTTAGAATATAGCTGATCATAATATTTTGGGGGTTTTAATTTTTTTCCACGAATTTCTACGAAATCGTGAGGGTAGACGTCATTTTTGTATTTTTTATACCAATCTGCGCCTATTCCGGGTTTTAAGCTCATTTGATTATATTCAGGTTGTAATTTTATAAGCTCACCCGTTTGCAAGTCACAGAAGGTATAGTGATTTGGGTCTACTTTTCCAGTTTGTTTTTGCATAATGTATCGAGCAACGTAAGCAGCTGACTCGAATGTAACGTCTCCAATGGAGGAATAACCATATGTCCAGAGCTTTTCAA